TCGGCGCCCGCCGGCGGCGCGGCGGATGTCCTCCGGGGTCGCCTCCCGCCAGCCTGCCGGCGGCTCCTTGCCGTGGAACCGCACGTACTGGTCGCGGGTGAAGAGGTCCAGCAGGGTGCCCGGGACACCGGCCAGGCGCTCGAAGTCGCGCAATCCGGCCGGGTCCACGTCGATCCCGCCGAGGCAGACCCATTCGGCCTCGACGTTGCCGACCCGCGGGCGCGCCCGGTTGAAACCGGCGGCACCGCCGCCCAGGCCGCAGCAGAAGTGGAAATGGTAGAGGGTGCGCTTGATCATGCGGCGGGTTCCTTATGGATGATGTCAGCATCGGCCTCGAGCAGGGCGAACAGGTCGGGCATGGCCATCTCTTCCTCGGCGGACTTGCAATAGCCCGCACCGTCCAGGAAGTAGCGGGAGTTCAGTTCGTGGGCACGGGCCCTGCGCTTGAGCTTCAGCGCGCAGTACGGGACGGTCATGATCCCGCCGAAGGGATCGAAGACCAGGTCTCCTTCCATGGAGTACTGCACGATGGCCCGGTCGACGATGTCGAACTGCAGCGGGCACAGGTGCATTTCCTGCCCCTTGCTGTACTGCTGGGCGTTGAGCGTCCGCATGCGGGCGACGTCGGTCCATACGTCCGGGTGCCAGGACTGCGGTGGCAGCAGCATGAAGCCGGTGGGCAGCTTCCCGGTGACCTCCAGCGATTCGCCGATGCGGACGTGGTGCTCGAAGTCGTAGACGGTGGACAGGCTGTAGTCGCGGTACAGCTTGAACATCACGTCGTGCGGGATGCCTTCGAAGTCCTCTTCGGTCAGCGGACGGTTGCCGCTGCTTCGGGTGAACCCGTGGGCGTCCAACTGCCAGCGTGCCCGGCTGTAGCCGTTGCCGCGGGTGACGGTGAGCTTCTTGTCCATGGCGAAGGGGACGATCTGGCCGTCTTCGTCGATGCACAGGGGCTTGGCCTTGACCACCGGAATGTCGCCGTAGGCGTTGGAGTTGTCGGTGGGGGGCTTGCGGAAGATCAGCAGGTACTCGGGCATGCCGACACCCATCTTGGTGCCGTCCTTGCACTGTTCCGTCCACGAGAGGCGGTAGGTCTGGGCGTTCTCGCGAACCACGTCGGTGACGATGGTCTTCATGCCCATGTAGGCCCAGCCGTGCTTGACGAAGGCGCGGGTCACTTCCATGTGGAACGGATAGACGGTCTGGAAGCCGAGGCCGGTCATGCCGCCAGGAACGATACGATCCTTCACGTGGATGCAAGCCAGGCGCCCGGGAATGGTCACGCGCAGCATTTCCGGGATCAGATAGTCCATCTGCTGGAAGAAATGCGCGTTATCGTCGGTGTGCCCGAAGTCGGCGTAGTTCGGCGAGTACTCGTACTGGGTACTGAAGGGGATACTGGTGATGGTCAAGCCGACGCTGTTGTTTTCCATGCGGCGGGTTTCGAGCACAGTGTCATTGTTGACGATGGTGTAGTCCTTGCCCTTGATCTCGATGCGTTCCACACCCATGGAGCGGGTGAGTGTCTGCGCCATGGCGGCGATGGACAGGCCGTATTGCTTGATGATCTCGGTCATGCGCTGAACCATGGTGTTGTGCTGCTGCCACTTCCGTTCCAACTGGCGGCGGATGTCGCGCTCGGCCTCGGTGTAGATCAGGTCGATGCGCACGCGGCCGGTCTGCAGGAAGCGGTGCAGGCGGTGAATGGACTGGATGAAGTCGTTGAACTTGAAGCCGATGCCCAGGTAGATGGCCCAAGAGCAGTGGCGCTGGAAGTTGCAGCCGCTGCCGGCAATCACCGGTTTGGCGGCCAGCTCCTGGAACTCGCCGTCGCTGAACTGGACGATCGCGCGCTCGCGCTCTTCCAGATCCTGGGAGCCGTAGACGCTTACGGCAGTGGGGACGGCGGCCTCGATCGCGTGGCGTTCCGCCTCGAGGTCATGCCAGATGATCCGGTGAGCATCTGGGGCCTCGGCGCGGATCTCCATCAGTTTGGCGATCCGGGCGGGCAGGCTCTCGCGTTTCTCGGCGGCGGCGTCCTGCACGCCAATAGCGGTATTACGAAGCAGGCGTCCCTGGCCATTGCGCTCGTGGCCGGCGTGCGAGTGGTCAGACGGTACTTCGTGCCAGCGGATGTCCAGTTCCGGTAGGGCGTAGCCTTCGTCACTGAACCCGGGGTCGCTGGGGCGCTGAACGAAGATCGCCCAGGACGCCACCCACATCCAGAACTCGCCCTCCTTGTGGGCATGGATGGTGAGTTGGTCGGCCTTCTCCGAGTTGCGTTTGAAGAACCTGGTCTTGGCCTGGCCGACATCCATCACGCCGAGGAACGCCGAGTACGCCAGCAGCTCGATGTATTCGTTCGGGCTCGGCGTGGCCGTGGCCACGTACCGGTACCGGACGCCATCGCCGCGGATGCCGGCGGCGCGATCGTCACCCGCGAACAGGGCCATGAACTCGCGGAACGTCTTGCTGCCGCCGAAGCCGCGCAGGCAACTGGCTTCGTCCAAACTGGCCACACTGAACCGTCGAGGGTCGAGCTTGCCATCGCGGACGGTCTCGTAATTGGTCAGGTAGATGGTGTTGGGGTCGTCTACCTCGTCGAAACTTCGGATGAACCGGACGGTGATGCCGAGCATCGCGGCGTCTCGGTAGAACTCCTGGCGCACACCCAGCGGGATGGTGATGAGCGCGTAGCCGCCGGCCAGGTCGCGGGTGACGCGCACCACTTCAAGCTGCATTACCGACTTGCCCAGGCCGAAGGCCGCGAAACAGGCCGCGCGGCCTTGGCGCACCAGCCAGGTGGCGATGGCTCGCTGGTGCGGCTTGAGCAGGGGATGGAAGGCCGATGGCTTCACCTCGAAGCCTTTCGGCTCGGCGAGACGGACCTTGGCTCGCAAGAAGTCTTCATAGGCGGTCATGCTGTTTCCTTGGGGAACGGCACGCACCGGACGCCGCCCTGCCTGACAGGGCGGCCCACGAGGCATGGTTGAATCGCCCACAGGGCGGCGTCCGGTGCGTGCTTTCTGGGAGAGAAAGCGCCCCGGGTGGGGCGCTGAAGTGGAGTGGCTACCGCTGGCGCAGGGCCTGGACCAGGTATGGATCGACGTCGGGTTGGCGCAGCAACCAGGCTTTGTAGTCGTTCGGGACTTGGTTGATCGGCGTGCCTTTGTGCTTGCCGTAAGGCATGACGGTCGGGATGCGTGCTTTCTCGCTCAGCGCATGGACCTCTTCCCAGGTGTCAGCCGCGTGCCCGGCGTCCATCGCTACCTCCAGCAGGAAGCGGAGGACGATAGCGCAGTTGCGGACGTCGTCGAGCGCGGCATGGGCATTGCGCAGCAGTTCGCGGGCCTGAGCCTCCCGGCCGTTGCGCCGCGCGATCAGGTACATCATGGCCGACTGGGTATGGCTGTCCTTGTCCGGGAACAGGAAGCGGCTCAGCGCGAGGGTGCAGATTCGTTTGATGTCGGGGTTCTCGCCGGCCATGCGCCAGTCGAAGTCGACATTGTGGCCGATCATCAGGAGCGGGCCGGCGGGCAGGGCGAACTCCTTCGACTCGCGGCAGCCGACCAGGTCCTGGCAAATGATGTGGTGCACGGCCTGGGCTCCAAGGCTGATCGGCACGTTGGGCTTGAAGCGTTCGTGGTAGTGCGGGAACTCCACCGGTTGGAGCGCCGCGAACTGGTGAGGGAACTCGGGAAGCTCCAGCCAGGCCGCCTCGATGATCTGGTCGGTCTTGTGGTCGGTGCCGGTGGTTTCGGTGTCGAAGATGATGGGCTTCATGGGCCCTCCAGAGATAGAGGCGGACATCCGAGTCCGCCTTGAGGTAGGGTCAGGCCGCAGCCTGTTGCTGCTGGTCGGCGAGTTGCCCGGCGTCGATCCAGACCGCCTGTAGCCAGGCCGGCGTCTTTGCCATCGGTTCCTTGAGCGTGCCGGCGACGATCACTGAGTCGATTTCCTTGTCCATGGTCACGGCACGCAGCAGTGTCAGGGCCTGGCTACGACTCGGCAGGTCCAACACATCGAGGCGATCCAGCAACGCCAGGCGCAGGCCGGAGATCGTCGCGATGGCCAGGGCCAGCGTCGCGTCGCACCGCCAGCGCTCCGATTCGGACAGCAGGCCGTACAGCCGGCCGCCGAACGTGACGTCGATGTCGGCGCTGATCTGTACCGGCGACCAGCCGGCTGTGCCGGATAGGCGCTGCAGCAGCTCGTTCACCGGTCCGATCGCGTCGGCCAGGATTTCCGCCGGGATGCCCGTGGGGGAAAGGGCATCGGCCAGGGCGCTCCAGGCGCAGACCTCGGCGTGGAAGCCGGCGGCCTGCTTGATGACGTCCTGGCGCTGCGCGGCGGCGTTGAACGCTTCATGCAGCGACTGCACCTTAGCCTGCTGCCGGTCACGCGCCTGGCGCAGTTCGTTGATCGCCTGTTCGCCGTTGGCGATCGCCTCGGCGCTGGGCGCCTGGGCGGTTTCGGCTTCCAGCGCTGCGGCCTGCGCGGCGGCGTCCTCGCTCTCCTTCAGGTCCCGCTGGCTGTTGGCGACGGCCCGCTGAGCGCTGGCAAGATACCCGCGGTACTCCTCCAGGCGTTTCGCCGCCTCGGGATCGGCAACCTTCGCCGGGGGCTGGTGCGCGACCAACTGGCCGGCCTGCAGGTCCACGGCGCCCTGGCAATGAGGGCAGGTCAGAGGCTGGTGGGCGGGCTCGCCGCTGGCGGCGGCCTCGGCTGCCATCACCTTTTCCGACCATTCGTCCTGATTGGCCTCGTCGGTGGCCAGCTTGTTGCGCCGGCGGTCGGCCAGCGCTGCGGTTTCGCGCAGAGCGGTGATGCGGCTGGCCCGCGCCTGGGCGTCGGCGTGGGCGCGCTTGCTGGAGCCCAGGGTCTGCTGGGCCTCGTCCAGGTCCTGGGCGGTGGCTCGCAGTTCCGCGCGCGCCGATTCCAGTTCCTCCTCGCTGACGATGACCGGCGGCGCCTCCGGCTCCCACCCGTTCGCCTTCTCGCTGCCGTAGTTCTCGCCGGTGATTGCCTTCCAGGCGCCGCGTGCCTCGCTGGCGTAGTCCTTTGCCTGGCCGACCATGGCGGAGAACCCGGAACGGAGCAGGGGCTTCACCTTCTCGAACAGCGCCAGGTCGATGCCCTTGGCCTTCAGGCGCTTGCCGACCTCGGCCGGGCTGGCGCTGGCGCCGGTCAGGTCGAACAGCACCCGGCGGCGATCTTTGGCGTCCAGAGCGGCGAATCGGCTGGCGTCGAGCACGAACGGCAGGAACGGCGAGTCGGCGAGCGGGGAGCCTTTGCCGCTGGGCAGCGCGACCCCGCAGGCCTGCACCTCGCCGGCATCGTCCAGCCACTCGACGCGGGCCTCCCCTTTCTTGGCGCCCTCGGTGATCAGTTGGCCGATATGCTGCTTCTGCGCAACGCGGCCGGGCTTACCGGTGAAGGCGTGGCTGATGGCGTCCAGCAGCGAACTCTTGCCGGCGCCGTTGTGTCCGGCCACCAGGAGCACCGGCGCAGAAACATCAAGGGCCGCATGACGCAGCCCTTGGAAGTTGGTGATTTCGAGTTTCGTGATGCGCATGGCTCACTCCAGGTCGAGGGCGATATCCCCCGGCTTCTTGACGACGCGGTAAGTGTTCAACTCGCGGGACTCCTCGTTTTCCTGCTCGAGCACGATGACTCCCTGGTCCAGCAGTTGGAGAACGACGCGCTCGGCTTCCTCGGTGGTGAGAGCGAAGCGCGATTGCAGCCAGGCCGCGTCGAACACGTCCTTCTTGGTGGCGACGCCGATGGCGATCTCGCCCAGGGTGTGGCCGGCGAAGCGCTCGACGGTGAGTTGCGGCAGCTCTTGGAACTCGGCATCGACGACGTCGCTGTCGTCTGCTGGTTGCATACCGCCCCAGGCGCCGGCGTCTTCCATGTCGTGGTCGCCGCCATTCAGGTCCAGCGGGTTCTGGTCCGGGTCAGGCTTGACCTGGTCCATGCCCTCGGTGAACTCGTTGGCGCCGCCGATGATGAGCAGGCAATCCTTGTTCACCGCGAACAGCAGGTCCTCCTTGTGAGGGCTGCTCGGATTCACCACGAATACGGCCTTCATCTTGTCCTTCGCGGTCATCGACTCCAGCTTGCCGTAGACCGTGTCGCGGTCGCCGCCGGCAATGGTGTGGACCGCGATGGTGGCGGCATTCCGTACCTGGCGCTCCAGGCGGTCGATGATGTCCTGCTGCTTGGCCTCGGGAAGCTTCTGCCAGCAGTCCGGCATGATCCGGATTTCCTGGATCAGTCCCTGCAGCAAGCTCTTGCCGAGCGTGTCGGCGGTCATGTTCATGAAGTGCGGGTTGTTGCTCATCGGGTATGGGTCCTATTCGTTGGCGATCCGTTCCAACTGCTCGAGTTGGGCGTCGCTGAGGTAGGTGTGGGCGCCGTAGCGCTGGAAGTTGCTGCGGAGGTCGGCCAGGAACTGCTCGTCCCAGTCCGTAGCGGCGTTGAGCTCGGCCGCGCCGAGTAGCGCGGCGAACTCCCCGACTTGGCCGTACCGCTCAAGGACAGTAAGGCTGGGCATGGCCGGTTACTCGAGATTGAGCTCGTCGGTGCCGGTGTCCGGCTGCTGGCCCGGGGCGGGTTCGGTGATTTCGCCCGTCTCGGTGTTCACGCCGTCCGGCGGAGAGGGCTCGTCTCCATCGTCTTCGGCGGCGACAGCCGGCGGCGCCGGTTCTTTGTCTCGGAGATCATCGACATGCACCGTCACGGTTTCACCATGGATATCGGTGTCCCGCGGTTCGATGTAGTCGTTGACCTCTTCGACGGTCTGCAGGCCCATCAGCAGCTCAGGCGCATACAGGCGGCCCAGTAGGCTGGCAGCGCGGTAGCGCAACATCACCTCGGGCATGGTCTGCCACTTGCTGCCGTTCTTGGTGAGCCAGCCCTCGTCGAGCGCCATTTGAATCGACACTTCGGGGCTTTCGATCACGGGCACTCCGTACTCGCGGCACAACTGGAGCATCGACTTTTTGCGAAGCTCCTCGGGGCTGAAGGTCGGGATTTGAACGCCCCTCTCGGTGGTCCAGGCCGTGCAGGTCTGATGGCGAACCTTGATGGTCTTCGTCTCCTCGACCTTCTGCTTGTTCTTCCAGGTAGTCGCCTTATAGGAAACCTCCTGCTCTTTGCCCGGCTGGCTGAGGTCGTAGCGGAGCGGGTTGAAACGGCCGCAACTGTTGATCGAGGCGATGATGAACTGGCTGGACCAGCTCGGCCGGCCCTCGATCACGTACAGGTTCTGCATCACCATCAGCGGATCGGCGCCCATACGCTGCGCCATGTTCAGAGCGACGATGCAGTTCGGCAGCCCGGCGCCGTTCGGGGTGTAGCCGGTGACCTTGCCGTACTCTTTCACCTCGGCGAAGGCGCGGTACTGCACCGGCACCAGGGTAGACGCGCTGAGCGCCTTTGCGACGCGTTGGATCTGGTCGAAGCCGGCGCCGGTGAGGAGGGACATCGGCGCATCGTTGGTTGACCTCGCGACGGCGCTGGTCTTCAACTGCTCCAGTTGGGTGGGTTCGCTCATGCTGCTGTCTCCTTGTAACCCATGAATTTCCGGTACTCGGCCTCGGTCGCAACGCTAACGACGCGGTGCTCGTCGGGCTTGTCCGGCTTGTTGTGCTGCTTGCGCTGGGCCTCGAGGAACTGGCCGCGATCCCAGACGCGGTGGTGGTTGATTACCTCGCGGCGCTTGCCGGCCGGGTCGGTGAGGCGGACGTACAGGTCTTCGGATTTCATGGCGATCCTCATTCGTGGTATGGGCAGGTCCGCCAGCGCGGACAGTACTTCGGGCTGCAAAGTGGGCTTTGCGGGTTCGGGGGGAAGAGGCCGGAGCGGAACATGTCGGCGGCGAACTTGATCAGGCCGTGGTGCTCGGCAGTGCCGGCCATCATCTGGCGCGCACCGACGATCTCGCCGACCGCCGCCTCGGGCTTGCCCTTGGTCTTCAGGCCGATGATCTCGGCCGGCGCGGTGATCGGGTCGCCGGTGGTGTGCTCGTAGAGCAGTTCGTAGGTCCCGATCTGGGCTTTGTGGCCCTTGGTCTTGGCCACGCCCTGGCTCACCGCGGCGCCGCCGGTCTTCACGTCGGCGATGCCGACGCCGTGGCTATCGCGCTTGATGCGGGCCCGGTCGAGTTGGCCGGTCAGGCGGACAAGGATGCCGCCACCGCAGTCGATCTCCATCGGCTTGGTCGTCAACTCGACGGCGACGAAGTCGTAGCGCGGACTGATGTCGTTGCAGTACTTCGTGTGCAGCGTCAGTCCGGTGGACTCGGCTTCGCGCGGGCTGATGTCGGAGCCGCGCCAGTCGACCTCGAACTCCGGCTGCTGCAGCGTGTGCACCAGCAGTTCCGAGGCGTCGTAGGCGCTGATCGGCTCGCCGTTCACCCGCGCAGCGTCGAACGCGGCGGTGCTTGCGTGGATCGCGGTACCGAGCAGCGCCCGGGGGGACGAAGGGCTGCGCATCTTCAGGAGGTGTACGCCCTCCCACTTGAACGCGCAGTCGAACAGCGCGCCCCAGGACGAGGCGCGCACGGTGATGGTTTGCATGGTTGGCTCACTTCCCGGCGATGGGTGCCGTGGCGGGTTGTTCGGCGGTGATCAGACCGCCCCAGGCAGGGGCGAAGATGAGCAGGATGTAGAAGGCGGTCATGGCCAGGGCGCCGAGGAGGGTGGCTTTACGCTTGGCGTTCATGACCCCCTCCGCGGCGGCTCGATGTGCAACCAGGTGCGCTGGAGAACGTCGACGGCCTTCTCGGTGCCGCAGTACTTCTCGATCCCGCGCGCTGCTTTGCTGATGACCATCTCACCGGCCTTCCGGACGTCCTCCGGCGTTGTGCAGCCGCAGGCCCGGAAGTACTGGCCCAGGGCGTGATCGGCGAGAGCGTCGGCTTCCTTGGCGGTGATCATCTGCGCACCCCCAGGCACTTCCGGCCGCGCTTGATGGTCAGCGCCATGCGGCGCGGGAGATTCACCACCAGGGTCTCGCGGGGCAGGCCGAGTACCGCGGCGATGTCGGCGCCGGCAGGCATCACCAGGTCGTCGAGCTGGTCTTCGATGATCGAGCGAACGGGGCGGGTGGTCATGTGTTCGTGCTCCTGAGTTCTGCCCAGCGCGAATCCGCCGCGGCGTCGAGCCGGCGGCGCATGTCGTCGTAGAGGCGGGTGTCGATGAAGTCCACTGCGTAGGCCAGTTCGATCTGGCCGTGGAGGAAGCTCTGTTCGGGGCGCGGGAAGTGGGACCGGCGCATGGCCGTGATGCCTTCCTCAATCATCCGAACCGCGCGCTCATTCGCCCAGGCCATCGTCGGCCTCCTGCTCGTCGTCCTCGTGCTCCGGTTCCGGGTCCGGCTGGTCCCAGAGCGGGTCGACGGCACGGTCGTAAGCGAGTTGCGCGTTGCTGAAAGCCGCGCGGTTGCGGCGCTCGCGGTATGTCCACATCATCCCCACCTCGCCGAACTGGTGTAGATCGCTTCCAGGTACTCGTCGCAGATGCGTTTGGCCCGCTCGCACCGGTCAACGTCGAAGAGTCCGAAGTGGCATTCGGGCGGCATGATCTGGAGTTCGGCGGCGAGCCAGGCGTAGGCCTGACTGCGGGTCATCAGCTTGTCGCGCCAGATGCGTTCGAATGGCCGCTTGCAGCGGTTGCGAGCGTCGCGCAGGGGCTTGTCGGCCAGCGTTCCCAATGGGACGTCGGTGTCGGGATGCAGGCCCACGTAAGCGCCGCAGCCCATGCCAGCGCAGGCGTAGGCATACGGCCAGTCGCCGTACTCTCGGCCGTAGATCACCCGGTTGCTGACCAGACGGACCAGGCCGCCGCAGTGCGGGCAGCCGATGGGGATTGGCTGAGGATGCTTGATGCGCTTCAGCGCGCCGCGGCTTACGTGCGGCAGCGGTGCCGGCGGCACCAGTTTCTCCGGGCTGTTCGCTCGTGGGTCGATCATTGCGTGTGCTCCGTGGTTCACCTGCATTCGGCAGCACCCAGGCACACGGCAGTCGTGCCCGGTGGGGCGCCGTGGTGGGTGCTCTCGAATGGAGGTTGAAAAAAGCCCGGCCGGAGCCGGGCGAAGAGGGGGAACGCTGCATGCGCAGCGGGGAGTGATCTGTCTCGTCCGATCCAATCGCCAGTCGGTATCCCTTCCGCGTTATCGGTTCGCTGTCCAGCCCGAGGTGGCTGCGCTATTCAATCGGCAGATCACTCTCCGCTGCGCCCTGGCCGTGCCAGGAACAGGAAAGAGAAGGGCGCCGCCAAGCGCCCTGTCTCCACTTACATGCACCGCCTTATGTGAAAGCGGTTGGGTACAGGCTCGACCGCATGTTGGCGATCTGCCGTTGGGGCTGGGCTACATGTCGAGATCCTCCGTTGTGCGCGCCGTTGGACCGGCGGGCGCTCGCCGTGGGTTAAACACCTGGCAATGGGCCAGGCGCCGAAGTCAGGAGATCGCGGTGCAGGCCCGCAACGCGACCGGCGCCGATTGGCCTTCGATCCAGATAACCGCCGCCCCGCCAAGCGACACGCTGGCCCGGCCGACGGTGCGGGTGCGCTGTGGTTCGGCCCCTCGGTACGGGCGGTACTCGATCAGCGCTGGCGCCGGGTGCTCTCGGTTCCAGGCTTCGACCAGCTCCGCCGGTGGCACCGGACGGACGTTGCCAATCTGCTGGTAGATCTCGGAGCGGTGAATGGCGACGTCGTCCGGGGCGGTGATGCCGAGGCGCACCTGGTCGCCTTGGCTGCCGAGGACCGTGACGGTGATGTTGTCGCCGATATGCAGGGTTTCGCCGGGGCGGCGGGTCAAGATCAGCATGTTTGCCTCCGTTCAGGATGCTGCGCGCGCGGGCTCAAGCCGGCTCGCAGTGGGAAAGGGCAACGCAACCAGACACGCCCGCGAGCCAGACGACAGCGGTGTGGCCGCCGAGGACCTGGGCTTCGGTTGTCGTCCGGGTGCGCTTCGGCGTGGCGTGGCGATGAAACCGATAGTTGACCTCGGTGCCGGCGGGGTATGCGGAATTCCAGGCAGCAACGGTCGCCGCCGGGTTGGCGTTTCGCTTCATCGTGTGTCTCCGGATAGAGTTCGGTGGGGCTGGTGATGCCCTGCTACGGGCAGGGCTGCGGGTCATCTGTCGTCTTCGCGGATGTCCACCGGCCGGAAGCCGCCGCGATTGTTGTCGCACTCGTTCAGGTACTCGGCCAGCGATGCCTCGGTGTGATGCTTCGTCATCAGCATCCCATCGGCCACGCTGACCATGATCAAGTTGCCTTCCTCGTGATTGCGCCCCGGCTCGTAGCCGATGATGTAGCGCTCATTGCGGTTGCGGCTATCCACCTTGCGACCTGCGTGGATGTCTTGCGGCTCCCATGTGTATTTCACTGACGCATCCTCGGTGAAGGCCCCGGCGAACCGGCGCGGGGTGGTTACTTCTTGAAGATCTCGCAAACGTCGCGGTGGTAGCCTCGGCTGATCTGCTCGATGTGCATCACTTCGGTGATTCCGGAGGCTCCCGCGAACTTTTCAGCGGCTTTCTCAGAGTTTTCAGCGGTTACGTGCGCCATGAGCGTTCCGTTTTCGTCAAACACCTGATACAGGTTTCGGAATGCGTTCATCGTCTTACCCTCCAGGGCGTGTTGACTTCTTCGATGCCCCTCTTGCGAAGGGCATCTGAGAAATCGGTGTTGCTGCTGCCCGGTTAGCGCTGGGCGGCGCTGCGCATCGCGTGCGGGTCGTTCACACGGTTCGGGCATTTCGCCCTCGATCAGCCGTCTCTGGTCGCCCTGAGTAAGGGTCGCCATCGCGTTGGTAGGTGTTGCCTCAGCACCTATCTGATCGCCGGTCGCCGCAGAGGCTATGCGTTCTGCTGTTGATGTTGCTCACCCGACTTTCTGTCGCCCCACGGGTGATGGCCGGGGCTGCCTCGCCGCATTGCGGCTAGCTGTTCATGGCGCGGGTTGTGAAAGAGCGCGGCTCGGTGGCCTGGCCAGCGGTGTGTTGCTGGTGTGATCAAATAATCACGCAACGTGATTGATCTGTCAAACACGAAATGTGATTAATTTTTCGCAGCGCAAGAAAAAGCCCGCGCGAGGCGGGCTCTTCCAGGGATGAGCGATTACCAGTCGGTGGCAGGGTGGGGCCAGGCTAGCTCGACCGATCCGTCCGGGTGATGCGTGATCGTCAGTGAATCTTCCTGGGCCAGTTCGTCGAGCAAGTGAAGCCAGGCATCCTCGGGCTCGTCCGGCATGCGCGAAATGACAGATCGGCGCTCCAACTGAACACGTGGCGTCAGCAGTTGCTTCTGGATTCGCAGAGCGAGGAGTTCATAGGGGGAGGGGGCGCGAGATGATGCTGCTTTGCGGACCATACGTCTCTCCTTATATGTACATACGTACAGTATTTGGAGAAGAGTTTTTCCGCAAGAGCGCAAAGAAAAGCCCAGCTTTAAG